CTAGTGACTTCTTTTTGAAAGATGCTACAAGCGACCTCAACACTGTTCTAAGCAGTTCAAGTGTATGGACTGGTAACCAAGGAATAAATGGTGTAAGTGATTTTTTAAACAACGAAAGCATCCAGGACCTAACCAAAACTGATTTGTTTACCAAAGGACTCAACGGTTTACAAAATGCAGGAGTTGTTACAGGTTTAGAAGACGAAGCTGATCTAGCCGGTTTGGTTAGTGGTGCTAGTAAGTTTGGTGTTGATGCAGTTAAGAAATGGACTGAAGGCAGTGCAGTGCTTGGTAAAACACTGAACGGTTCACTTAGTACAAACATTACTGCTGGGCAAATGAATGAGCTTGTCAAAGGTGGACAATATGCAGTTAATCTTACCACACAAAAAATCAGCAGCGAGATACAAGGATTTACCAAAGGCTCATCAGGAACCACAGGCACTGTAATACGTTCTGAAATTGATACTGCTCTTGAATCTGTAGTGGCTAATAAAAAAGTCACTGGAATAAGCACATAAATACGTTATGACATCGATTATTGGATATAGCACAGTAGGTAGATACAAAAATTATACCGTAACTGATTTTGAACTTATTAAAGCTGACCTTTTGAACGCACTCAACATTAGACAAGGCGAGATGCCTGGCAGACCAGACGTTGGAACATCTATGTGGAGTCTAATATACGAACCACAGAATGCACAAACATCACAAGCGATCATCAACGAACTACAACGTGTAATTGCACAAGACCCAAGAATAGAAATATCTGATATCAACGTTTTTGCACAAGAAAATGGATTTTTATGTGAACTCGAAGTCCAAACCATTGATGGACAAGATGCAAATACACTAAACGTGTTTTTTGATAACCAATCACAACGAGCCGCATTCTCAGACGTCTAGTATAAACTGCGTAGTTTATTTTGTAGATAAATACTAGGTAAGGGAAATACACATGGCTAAGACTACAAGACAGACTAGTATATTTGGTGTCGAAGATTGGAAACGAATCTACCAAACATACAGAGAAGCAGATTTTCAAAGTTATGATTTTGAAACATTGCGAAAGAGTTTTATAGATTACATACGTCTATACTATCCAGAAAGTTTTAACGACTACATAGAATCCAGTGAATTTATTGCACTGCTTGATGTTATGGCATTTATGGGTCAGGCAGGTAGTTTTAGAAACGACCTTAATACCAGAGAGAATTTTTTAGACACTGCTGAAAGAAGAGATAGTGTCAACAGACTTGCAGAACTAGTAAGTTACACGCCAAAGCGTAACACTGCGGCACAAGGATTTTTAAAAGTACAAAGCATAAGCACTACAGAAGGTGTTGTTGACTTTACTGGAGTAAATCTATCAAATATCACAGTGAATTGGAATGATACCACAAACGAAAACTGGTTAGAGCAGTTTACAGTAATTGTAAATGCAGCCTTGGATAACACTCAGCGTGTTGGACGTCCTGCTAATTCACAAACTATACTAGGTGTGCAAACTGACGAGTATGCTATTAATTTACTACAAGGCTTCTTACCAGTTATACCATTTACAAGCACAGTAAACGGAACTGCAATGGGTTTTGAAGCAGTGTGTGCTACAACTCAAAACAAAACATTTATATACGAACCTTCACCTGCACCAAATGGTGCATTCAATATCCTATATAGAAATGATAAACAAGGTTATGCAAGTGCAAACACTGGTTATTTCTTTTTATTCAAGCAAGGTAGTTTACAGGATTTAGATTTCAATTTAGGCGAACGAATTTCCAACAGAGTAGTGAACGTCAACATTGAAGGTATAAACAACGAAGACACTTGGTTATATCAACTTGATAGCAACGGAAACATACAAAATGAATGGGAGAAAGTTGAAAACATTTACACTGGTGCAGTAGAAGAACTTACTCCAGAACAACGTAGATATTTTTCAATTTCATCTAGAACCAATGATCAAATCAATCTAAACTTTGGTGATGGTGTGTTTAGTAGCATTCCTGTTGGCAGTTTTAGAACCTATGTGAGAGCATCAAACGGATTAAGTTATATAATAAATCCTGACGAAATGCAAAATGTTACTATTTCAATTGTGTATGTAAGTAGAAACGGAAGAAACGAAACACTGACATTTACTTGTGCCTTAACACAACCTGTAAGCAATGCAGCCAACAGAGAAAATATAAACGACATCAAACAACGTGCACCAGCTAGGTTCTATACACAGAACAGAATGGTAAACGGCGAAGATTACAATAATTTTCCATATACACTTTATTCAACTATAATCAAGTCCAAGGCTGTAAACAGAAGCTCTATTGGTACTAGTAGATACTTGGATCTTGTTGATATCACTGGAAAATACTCAAGCACAAATGTTTTTGCATCAGATGGCATGATATATGAAAATACTGCGGTACCAAGTTTTACTTTCACATTTGTTGATCAAAATGATATCACTGATGTAATTGTTAATCAAGTTGAACCTGTATTAGCAAGTAGAGGAATGCAGGAGTTTTATTATGAAAACTTTATACGTCCTTCGTTAGCAGGATTAAATCTAAACTGGAGTCAAAGCACTACGAGCAACAACGAAACAACTGGTTTTTTTAGATTTGTAGCTAGTGGAGCGCCAGCACCAGTTGGGCCGCAGGCAAGTGATAATAAAAAATATATTGCCAAAGGTGGACTGGTAAAATTTACTCCACCAGCTGGACAATACTTTACTGCAACTAACAGACTAGCAACAGGATCACCAACATTACCTGGTGACAAAATGGTTTTGTGGGCAACTGTCACTGCACTTGAACTTGATGGTACAAATTTTGGAGTTGGTAACAATGCTGATGGGACTGGTCCTGTTACTTTGAATAATTTTATTCCAACTAATGCAGTACCAACAGAAGTTATTCCAAACTTTGTCACAGATTTGCCAGTGGCAATCGAAACAACCATGCGTGAAAACATAGAACTGTATAGAGATTTTGGTCTTGGTTATGATAATACATCTGAAACTTGGTATGTGATCACAAGTACAAATCTTAATAGTGCAACAACTTTTAGCCTTACAAATGCACAAAATACCAGTGGCACAGGTTTAGATAACAGTTGGTTGGTTGCTTTCGAAACTGACGGTGTTACGTACACAGTTAGTTCTCGTAGTTTGCAACGTTTTTGGGCTAGTGTTTTAGAAACAAGATTTTTCTATGATGGTACACAAAAAGTTTATGATCCAAAAACTGGTACAGTGATAAATGATTTCATAAATGTTCTTAAGACAAATAACTTACCTGATACCAGTTCAACACTTAACAGTGATGAAGTTCTAGATATTATCGATCAGCCTGTAGAAGCAGATGGTTTTGTAGATGACTTTAGAGTCAGAATATCCTATAAAGATTCTGACAATGACGGTATACCAGACAATCCAGATTATTTTCAAACACTTGTTGCTCCAACGGTGAATCCAAACAACAAAAGAATTTATCTACAACAAACAGTAGATTTTGATAACCTTGAAAGATATTTGCCATTATCAGAAGGTACAGTAATAGGTTCTTTTGCTACAAAATCTGCAATTGAACTTGTAAAAAGCGAGTACGCAGACAAGCAAGTCTTTTATGCATATACAGATGAAAAGTTTTATCAACTTAGTGTTGACTTTGAAGGAACAAGAACCATAGCAGAAGTAACTGGTTATGAAACATATACAGGAAGACAAGGTTTGTATTTTCAGTATCGACACAATGCTCCGTTGAGTAGACGTATTGACCCAGGAACTACAAACATCATTGACCTGTATCTAGTAACACAATCCTATTATATTGCTTATCAGAACTTTATTCGTGACAGTACCGGAACTGTAGCTGAGCCAGCAAAGCCAACAATAGATGAGTTAACCACAAGTTATAGCACGCTGGATCAATACAAAATGATCAGTGATAATATTATACTCAACAGTGTAACATTCAAACCTCTTTTTGGTACAAAGGCCGCAGTTGAATTACAAGCAACTATAAAATGCGTGAAAAATACTGCAAGTACTGCTAGTGTAAGTGAAATAAAAAGTCAAGTTGTAAGTGCAATGAACACATACTTTACTATTGACAATTGGGATTTTGGTGATACATTTTTCTTCAGTGAACTCAGTGCTTACCTACACGATAGATTAGGAAGCATCATCAGTTCAGTTGTACTTGTACCAACTGATCCACTTAAAAGTTTTGGTGATCTATATGAAATACGCTCACAGGCAAATGAAATTTTTGTCAATGCGGCCACAGTCAATGATGTACAAGTAATTGATGCACTTACTGGCACACAGTTGCGTACTGCACCAAATAGTGGAGTAGTCTAATATGGCTAAGCGTATACGCTCAGAAGATTTTTTACCTGAAATTTTTCAAACACCTGCAAACAAGCAGTTGTTGCGAAGTACACTTGATCAGCTTACACAAAACCCAAAACTTAAACCTACTCAAGGTTATATAGGACGTAAAATAGGTCCTGGAGTAACTGCCAGCGATAGCTATGTACTTGAACCAACACAAACCCGCACCAACTATCAATTGGAACCAGGTGTCGTTCAAACAAACGATAACGGTAATGAAATTAAAAACACGATTACCTATCCTGGTATCATTGATAGCCTGGCACTTCAAGGTTCAAACACCACACGTGACGATAGATTATTTGATAGTGAGTATTATAGTTTTGATCCAATGGTTGATTTTGACAAGTATGTTAACTTTGGTCAATACTATTGGGTACCTGCTGGTCCAGATAGTGTAAGTGTGTTTGCAAACGCTATTCCCATTCGTGCAACCTATGATGTAAAATATGAAAACACAGGTTATACTTTTTCCAGTTACCCAGGAACATTACCAACTATTTCATTGGCTAGAGAAGGTGAATATAATTTTAATGTAAGCGACAGTGGTCGTAATTTTTGGATACAAAGTCAACCAGGAACAAGTGGAGTTTTATCACAACAACCAAATCAAAGTTCTCGAGATGTACTCGGAGTAACAAATAACGGTGATGACTTTGGCACCGTTACTTTCAAGGTACCAAGTAAAACTGCACAAAATTTCTATTTCACACTTAGTGATATTGGCGCAACTGATCTAGCTGAAGACACATTAAATTTCAATCAAATCAACAATCAGTATGTCGATGTATTCTTAGATGCCAATGGCGGAATTGACGGAATCACAGACCTACAAAATCGTACAATCATTTTTGTAGGCGGACAAGATCAAGGTTGGACCGACGAAGAACCTTTTGATAGCGAAGGCTATGATGCTAGTGTTTTTAGTGACACGGATCCAATTGATGGTAACCCAAACAGACTTGTGCAATGGAGAATCAACTATAACTATGCTGATCCTGCACGTCCATTTATGGAACTTACAAAAGTACAGGACATTGCTAACCTAAGTAAAACTGTAATCGAATACGGAACTGACTACGCTGGAAAAACATGGTACAAGAACGCAGAAGGCACATTTGAGTTACAACCATTGATTACTGCTAACCTTGATATTCTTTATTATCAAGATGCTAGTGATGAACTTAACTTTGGTGTAATACGCTTGGTTGATCAAGCAAACATTTCGGATCTTAATGTTGATGAAGACATAGTTGGTAAAGCCAATTTTACTTCACCAAATGGTGTTGTGTTTACAAATGGACTTAAAGTTGAATTTACTGGGTCAATTGTGCCAAGCTCATATGAAGGCAAAGAATATTATGTTGAAGGTGTTGGCACTGCAATTGAACTATTGCCTGTAACTGACT